GGGAGCGGCAAGTGCAGTATTACTTGCAACCTTGTGGTATGGTTGGACAGTAAACGGCGGTGACATCAGTTACGGCAGACTAAACAAGATCCCATGGCAAGAGGTACAATGGTATCATGCTATGGCGCCTGGCATACTCGTTATACTCACACGTTATGGCGTGCCTGTATCAACTAGTTTCTTAGTACTAAGTGCTTTCGCAAGTACATTTGTATTAGAGAAGATGCTTATGAAAAGTATAATGGGCTACGGCATCGCGGCACTGTTCGCATACGGAGCATGGTACTTAATAAGTAGATGGATGGACGAAACTGCTCCAGTCAAAGAAGAACACAAAAACTATTGGCGAGTAGCACAATGGTTTGCAACAGGAGGCTTGTGGTGGACTTGGTTGTCACATGACATGGCCAACATCGCAGTGTTCCTTCCAAGACAAGTTCCGTTGGACTTAATGTTCTTAGTCAGTGTAGTATTTGTAGCAGGCTTGTACTTTATGTTTAGAGAACGAGGCGGCAAGATACAGCAGATTGTATTAGAGAAACACAACACACGATATGTACGTAGTGCTACACTAATTGATTTGTTCTACTGGTTATGCTTGTACTTCTTTAAAGAGCTGAACGATATACCTATGTCAACTACTTGGGTATTCGTTGGTATGCTTGCAGGACGAGAACTTGCTATTGCAAGCTTCACAGGCAAGATGAAGTTTAAGAGTGTGTTTCCTTTGGTGGCACGAGACTTTCAGAAGATGATGATTGGACTAGGTGCAAGTGTAGCTATTGTATTAGCGATACACTATGTATTAGTACCAAACGGATTCTAAACTAAATGGGAAGGTTGTGTTCGACGACACAGCCTTTTCTCTTGATTGGCTCTGGGGGAAGGATTCGAACCTCCAAGCCTTGCAGCACATGATTAACAGTCATGCGTGTCTACCAGTTTCACCACCCCAGATTATTATTATATCCTGCCGATTTTTTGTAGTGCAGGAATCATACGTGTTATACCTATGCCTCCGCCTACTCTAGGAAAGAAGTCAAACTTTAAAAATTCTTCAAGCTCTGCTTCTACTCTATCTTTGCCAAACAGTTCAAACAATAGTTTAGAGTATGCTCCGTCTGTAATTGAATGGAATGTATCACGCATCATATCAACATTACAGCTACGTTCTGCTGATCCTATTGTTTCCATACCGCCTAGTATCACATCAATTTTCTTACTTGTTGCTCCATCTTCGTTTCTACTCATGTTCCAAAACGGTGATGTCATTTCAGGAAAGTTTGTAATCATTGTTTGCCCAAACTCTGTTTCCATCTTTAATTCGTGATCAGCATCCATCTCTACACTAGATCCAATACCAAAATAGTCTTGCCAATGAGCATATGTCTTTTCTGTTATATTACCAAAGCCTAAGTATTTGCATAGCTCGTATTCCATTGTTTTTAACTCATTAATGCCGCCGGGCATTTCAAATTCAAACATTGGAAATATTATATCATGTCTACCTGGTATTGCATTTGGTTCCTGTCTATAGGAAGTAGAGACACAAAAAAACCCCTTACTATTGGGGCTACTTAATAATTCATGTTCTAACCACATCTGGCCTGTTTGCGGCAACGGCCATACTTGGCTTGCGTAATTGTATGTTGCTACATTAAATGGATCTTCGCATGCAGCAAGTATGCTTAATCTGTTTTGGGTATGGACTTCTAAGAATCCTTTCTCCAAAAAAAATGACCTTAAAAGGCCAACTGTATCTGTAAATTTCTGCGGGTTTATTAATTGCGTCATTTTCTTTTTTCCTTTTTAGTTAATTCAGCCTAAAAAAATTTTGCCCAAAAAAAATTGAGCTTTACTTCTTCATCGAGTTATTTATCATTAAGACTATTTCTTAGTCAGTTCTCTTGACAATATGCTTGTTATGTGTTTAAATAGTAATATGAACATTACAATAGCAGGATACGGGTTTGTAGGTAAAGCATATGCGTCTTTACTAGAATCCTCGTGTAACATAACAATAGTAGATCCAGGATATCCGGAACACGATATCCCAATACCAAAAGATACAGATGCTATTATTATATGTGTAGCAACACCGCAGGATGCTGATGGTAGTTGTGATATGTCAAACGTGTTTGATGTTTTAGAAAATACTCCCAACGTTCCTATTCTTATTAAAAGTACAATTAGCTTAGGCGGATGGCAAGGAATTGCAAACTGTTTTATAGTAGGAGTACGAGAAGTACTAGATATTACATTCTCTCCAGAGTTCTTGAGAGCAGAGACGGCACATAAAGACCTAATGGAGTTAGAAGAACTATACTTAGGAGGAAGCAACGTAGCATTTTGGACAGACATATTCAAAAAATGTTACCAATCAGAGATAAATGTCTTGACAATGTCAGTAAAAGAGCTTATACTAATAAAGTATTTTAGAAATGCGTTCTTGGCAACCAAGGTGAATTTCTTTAATCAAGTATACGATTTGTGCGAAGCAGCACATATTAATTACGACAACGTAGCGTTAGGGATTGGAATGGATACTCGGATCGGTAATAGCCATACTAAAGTAAATACAGAGAGAGGATTTGGCGGACATTGTTTCCCCAAAGACACACTGGCTATCGTTAATACAGCAAAGTCATTAGATGTATCATTGAGTTTGATTAATGAGTCAATAAACTATAACAAAGTTATAAGGAAGGACAACGTTTGAGAATGAAAATAATATCCGGTAATGCCAATCCGTTACTAGCACAAGAAATTGCAGACCATTGCTTTGCAACCCTGGTACCGGCAAAAGTTGCAACCTTTGCAGACGGAGAATCTAGTGTAGAGTTTTTAGAAAATATCCGAGGCGAAGATGTTTTTATTATCCAAAGTACATCTACTCCAGTTAACGATAGTTTAATGGAGTTAATGATTATGATTGATGCGGCACGAAGGTCTAGTGCTAATAGAATCACAGCAGTCATTCCATACTTTGGGTATGCACGACAGGATCGAAAGAGTGCTAGTCGTACACCTATTACTGCAAAGCTAGTTGCTAATTTGTTAACAACAGCAGGTGCAGATAGAGTACTAACAATGGATTTACATGCAGGACAGATCCAAGGCTTCTTTGACATTCCAGTTGATGACTTAACAAGTCGTGTAATATTTGCAAAAGATATTAAACGTAAACTTGGTTTAACTCAAGACGCAACTGATGCAGAAGAGATGCCACTAGGTATGCAAGAAATAGGTACTGTATTTGTATCTCCGGATGCAGGCGGAGCAGTTCGTGCAAGGAAGTTTGCTGACATGTTTAACGGTGATATTGCTATTGTAGATAAGATGCGTCCTGAAGCAGGCAAAGCAGAATTAATGAATTTAATTGGTGACGTAAAAGATAAACATGCTATCCTAGTAGACGACATTGTTGACTCGGGAGGAACACTATGTAATGCGGCACAGGCAATTATGGATGCTGGAGCAGTTAGTGTTCGAGCATATATTACACACGGTGTATTGTCAGCAGAAGCAGCCCAACGAATCCAAAAAAGTGTTTTGGAAGAACTAGTAGTTACTGACACAATCTTATTTAATAACAAAAAATCTAGCTCAAAGATTCGTCAGGTAAGTGTAGGAAAGTTATTTGGTGAAGCAATTCGTCGGGTAACAAATGAAGAAAGCGTGAGTAGTTTATTTGGTTAAACTACTTTAAATAGAATAAAGGAAGATAAAATGAAGATACTAGTAGTTATGTTATTAGCAGTTACAGTAATCGCTTGTACACCAATTTACAAAAAGGGCGAAGTTGCATACGACTTTGTTGGATGTCACACTGTTGGAGCAGAGAATCCTAAGAACGGCGAGACTGCCTGGGCTATTTGGCCCGGCAATAAACTAAAAGAAGGGCAGAAGCTTTACTTTAAACAAGTTAATCCAGAGACACTTGAAATAGGTAAAGTTCAAACAGCAACACCCTGTAAATAAGGAAAAATATAAATGATAGAGTCAACAATGATAGACGACCAGGAACAATTACATATTACAGATCCAGATGTTGGATTGACAATAGCAAATCTAAAGGGGATCCCAACAAGAGACCAACTAATGGAGATGCTAGGCAGCGAAGTATTGGAAGTAACATTCCTAAAACTGGACGGCGACGAACGCAAGATGCCTTGTACACTTATTGCAAGTTATCTTCCACCAGCTAAAAAAGACGACCCACTGTCGCAGAAAAAAGTTCGACAAGTATCGGACAAGGTCTGTGCAGTATGGGCTACTGAAAGCAAGGGCTTTCGTAGCTTCCGTTACGATCGTGTAACTAACGTAAAAGTGTTGGACAAGGATACAGCAAAACAATTAACCTAAGGAGAACTATATGCATAAACTATTTACAGCCATTGCAGCAATGGCAATTATCTCAACTCCTGCACTAGCAGAGAGAACAGTATCAGGACATGTAACTGATAATTATAAGGAAGTAATTAATCGTATACCTTATAATGTTGAAATATGTACTAATGTTAATGTCCCAGGAGATAAAACTGGTGATACATTAAAAGGTGCTATCATAGGTGGTGTTATTGGAAACAATGTTACAAAGAATGTAGACAACGGTGGTGCAATAGGCGCACTAATTGGCGGCTTATTTGGACATAATTCTAGTAATGCAACAGGCGGCACACGCAGACAATGTTCAGTTGAAACACGATACAACGAAGAATATCAAACAGTTTATGCAGATTCCGTTATTACATTTGAGCTAGACGGACAACGGTATTCGGTTAGGTTTGCCAAATAGATTGTAAATTACAGGTTGACAAAGCATCTGTTTAATGCTATTATAGTAATATAAAGTTTAAACAGACGCTTTGGAGATAAACCTATGAAAAATTTAGCCGTAGCAGTTTTAGCATTAAGTATAGTTTCAAATTCAGTGCAAGCTGGCAAACAAGACTATATTGATTCAGATTGGAATGTACCATTTATGACTAATAAAAGTCATAACTTACATGGCCAAGATATTAAATGGGTTGATTACAATGGAGATAAAGCTCTCCAATTTACTTTAGAAGGTGGTAAGCCAGGACTGCGTGGAGAGGATGATAAGCAACAACCATGGGGTCCAAAATTTAAGGAACGAAACGAAGTATACAATCATGAATATTTTGACCGTAAGCCACATACAATAGAATTACAATTTAAAATGATTGCTGGCTTTAAGACTCGGCATGAATCATTCTTCCAAATACATTCCTATAACAAGAATTGCAAATCTGCAAAACCTCCTCTTATGCTACACATGCATCGCGGAGAGCTTCGAGCGTTAACAAAGGGTTCTGATCATTTGGATCATGTTCCAATAAAATTAAATGTGCATAGAAAGCAGTTAATTGGGAAATGGCACGATTTGGTAATTACTTCAAAACTAATAGATAAAAATCATATAAGTTATAGTATTCAAAGCAAGTCTTTAGGGATTAATAAAACACTTCCTAATTCATATATGCTTAGTTGCGGAACTCAATATGTCAAGTTTGGTATATATCGCCCTTCTAAGGCAAATATAAAATTTAAACAGTCTCTTACAAAGATTAACAAAACTAGTGTTATTCAGTTTGATGATATAAGGCTGTTAAGAAAAGAGTAAAATGAAACGCTGGTCCCAAGACGATCCAGGATGTGTTGGATTATCTCGTATAGGTTCTTATCCTAATACTGTACGTACAGTCTGGAGCGATATGATATCTAAAAAAGTTCCTTGGTATCTCCGTCTAGTTCCTATGCAATGGATTGGCTGGAACCGGAACGGAGCATATTTTAAAATAAAGAAGTGAAATCTTTATAGCTCTGTTTCTTGTGTTTTAAGCCACTCGAGATACTTTGGAATTTTAGGACACACACCTTCGTGTACATGCATAGCTTCTTCAGTATACATTTTGTTGCAAGCTAAACATTCATAGATTTCATCTTCATGAATAATGCTTTGCTTGCCAGCTTGTTCCATTATATCAAACCTTTGGCTTTCGCAACCCAAAAGAATCCACCGGCTACAGCTATTAGTAAGAAGATACCAACACTTAATGCAATAGTCATTGTAGACTCGTTGGCTTTAGATTGTCTAGCGTTAGCGTTCTTTCGTTTGGTAGCTTGTAATTTTATGCCCTTGTTGTATTGCTCTCTAAATTTACAGAAGTCTACGTAGCCATGTAGTCTCTGCTTGTTGAGCATATACTTTAGTGTTTCTTCATTTTTCCTTAGTTGTTCCTGAGCCTGAAATGCTTCCATGACATTTCCAGTGCCAGCTTTAACTTGTTTGTTAATTGCTTTTTCAGCACCAAAGTACTTTGTTATTGCTGCTCCAGCATTTGCAATATCTCTGCCATTAGCAATAGTAGTCTTGATGACTTTGAAGGCGGCGTTTGCCACCATTAATTCTGCCAACATACCCATAATCTCCTTAAATTATAATTTAGTTATATGCTTAATATACTCATCAATAAAATGATCTCTAAAAGAATCAATTTTGCCTTCTTTGATACCAAACCAAAGTCCGCGAAGTTTATCTTTAACCCGTTGCCATCCTGTTGGATTTCTATACTCACCATAAGCATTTAAATAATGCTCAGTACCGTGATGTCTAAATCCCATAATTAACAACGGCACAGTAGTAACAATGTCATTGTTATTTTTCCAACGATAATGCACAACTCCTACATCTTTAACATATCCTGGCCAACCTACTCGTGGACTTCCGTACGTGTATAGTTCGAGAGGATCGGCTAGTTCGGTATGATGCTTTGCCCTGCTTGCTATAATAGTTGCCATTGCTGCACCTAAGCTATGCCCGCACACCCAAAGAGTTTTCTTTGTGTTGGCTTTTTTATTAATACCTATTACAATCTCTGGCCAAAGATCGTCTACTTGATTTTTAAATCCTTGGTGTACTCTGCTAATAGTTTCAGAAATAATAGGCAATGCATCTAAATCTGCTTTAATATCTGCTAATTGTGTCGCTTCTGTACCTCTACAGGCAATGACCAAGTCTGTTTTATTTGAAAAACAGTATGCTTGGGCGCCTTCTTTGCTGTAGAATGTTGTTGATGTAAAGTTTAGCTCTTTTGCTTTACTTTTTGCTAGATCGGTGTTATAATAAGCTATCTTTGAAAGTTTGGCAAACAATAACGATCGTTGTTGCCAATTCATATCACTTATGTTGCTCATGGAAGGCTCCTTTAAGTATGTTTAATTTATGGTAAACTCTTATACAACAATATTTATTTCAAAGCCAACTAAATACACAGTAAGGGAATATTGATAAAATGAAAAAATATACAAGAAGCATCCTTGAAGAACTGAGCAATATTGATAGATCGTCAAATAAAGATCTATTAATTGAAACGTCAGCGAGCAATATTATTGAAAGTGCTATTAATTTACTGAATCGTATTTCACACACCTATGACGAAACAACTGCTTCGGAGTTAGAACGTAGATTTATCAATAGTATAAAGACAGGTGATCCTCGTAAGTTTAAACGAGGTATTTCAAAAATTATAGAAGGTAAAAGACATGATACTTAAAGAAGGCGGATCAGCACCAGGTGTTGGACCCATACATAAAGACGAGATGCAAGCAACACTTGCCCCGTTAGAACGTGCATTAGGTATTGACTTATATAACAATATGCTAGGTAGTGCTGGTAAGAAGCAATTCAGCGGAGATATTGATGTTGCAGTAACACTTAACAACGATGACATCGAAGCGTTTGGTAAAAAAATACAAGACAGTCCGTTAACACTATTTTATTCTAAGACTAGTGTATTCATAACTAAAGTTAAGATACAAGACTATGATCCAAATAGAGAATTTATAGACCCGGCTACTGGAGAGAACAAAGGTGTTCCTGACGGACGTACAGGATATGTACAAGTTGATTATATGCCAGGTGATCCAAATTGGATGAAAACATATTATCATTCCCCATCAGAAACAGAATCAAAATACAAAGGTGTGTTTCGTAATATAATGATTGCTACTATGTGTGCATTATACGACCGTAACTCATCAGAAGAAAGAACCGCTGATGACAGTAGGGCTATGGAAGTAGAACGTTGGATATGGTCTCCGTCACATGGACTAGTACGAATTAAACGTACTCCAAAGCCAAGAAAAGACGGCAATGGGTTTACTAAACAAAACGTTGATAAAGCTGTACAGAAACCGATTAAAGACCCTGAACAAATTGCTAAAGCATTAGGATTAGGTAGTGCTAAAGATCTGCAATCATATGAAACATTAAAGAAAGCAATAAAGAAACATTATGATTCTGAACTATATCAAAAGATAATAGATAGCTTTGCAAAGAATGGAGTAGTTAAAGATATTGGTGTACCAGATGATATTAAAATATCTCCAGAAGCTAAAGAGATAGATAGAATAAAAGAGCTTGCAGGAGTATGAGATTTTTTGAATTTAAAATAATAGAAGCACCTGACTTAATGACTCAGTATAAGCAAGGCGGCAAGAAAGCAATGCCGGCTATTAAAGATTTACAAACAAAACTTGCAGCAGCAGGATTTGACCCAAATGGTATTGATGGGAAGTATGGCAACGGCACGTTTAAAGCAGTCCAAGCATATCAACAAGCTAACGGATTGTCAGCAGACGGACAAGCCGGCGATTCAACACTTGCTAAGATTAACACTCCTGCGCCAGTAGCAACACCTGCGCCAGTAGCAACACCTGCGCCAGTAGCAACACCTGCGCCAGTAGCAACACCTGCAGCGGATGCACCAGCAGCACCAGCGGATGCAGCGGCTACAGATATAACAGGTACAGGTACAGGTACAACAGCAACGCCAGTAGCTGAACCAGCAACAGCAACAGCAACGCCAACGCCACCAGATTCAACCCCTACTAAATCACAGGACGGAGACGATGCAAGTGCATATACACTTGGTGGGAAGCCTGCGACTAGAGCAGAGTACGAAAAACAATTTGGCACAGATGTAAGTGGTAGACAAAATGATGTTGCAAACTTAAACGCAAAGATACAAGGAAGCAGTAAATCAGCATCAGACGAAAAACAAAAATGGGTCCAGGCACAACTAGAAGACCCTAATTCTAAATATAATAAAGGTGTACCAAGTGATAAGCGTGATCCAAATTACCCTGCAGAATTAAAAGCAATTGATGACAAGTATGCAGCACAGAGTGTTGCAGACCAACAAAGGATTAAAGATTTATCATCAGATCCAAGAGTGGCTAATAACGTAAAGTCAGACTTTGATAAAGCATTAGACGGTGACGATGATGCGTTTGGTAAAACTAAAAGTACTATGAAAGATCCATTTGCAGACGACCCAGAAGGTGATGCTGCATTTGATAAAGCACTTGACGGTGAAACAACACCAGCTTCTACTCCGTCATTTGGTTCGTCAACTAAAACTAGCAACTCCACAAAAACAACTAATACACAAGTGTCAGGAGGCGGATCAACAACAACTTCAAGAGTAGCTGGCAAGTATGCTGACAATAAAAAAAGCAATGCATTAAAAGCTCAGGCCGAAGCAACAAAAGATGAACTAGCCGCATACAAAGCAAAGTTTAAAACAGATAATCCAACTGGTCCAAGAATGGGATTTGCTAGAGATTCTGGATATAAAGCATTAAAAAAGAAGATGAAAGATTTACAGAAACAAGCAAGAAAAGCAAAAACAGTAGTACGTAAACCTTCTACTAATGTTTCATCTGAGCCAGGCGTTAATACTAATGATACAGTTACTACAACTACACAAAATGAAAGAACGTTAAACAGAATCAAGGAGCTTGCTGGAATATGAGATATAGTGAAATAAAGTTAGTTGAACAGAACCTAGAAGGCGATGCTTTATATGCAAAACTTATAAAGCAACAATTTCCTATGGGTGCCGGCTATGAATTAAATGCTGGAATGACTCATGAGATGTGGTATAAAGAATTAAAACTTGCTAATAGATGGTTAGCGGCTGTAGTTAGAGCAGGCGAATTGCAACCGCCCGTAAGTATTGGTAATGATTTTACAATTAGAGATAAAACTGGTCAAGACATAGGTATACCGGGACAATGGGATCCTAGTATGAAACCTAAAGCTGCAAAACCTGTAAATGAATCTAAAGTGTATCTCAAAGAAGCCGAAGCCCGTATTCAACACGCAGAAGACATTGTATTCTGGGAAGGATCTAAAGGAGCAGCTAGAGCTTTAGAATCGTTGCGTAATTTAGAAAAAGGTAAGCATACAGATGTTACAATTAAATGGGACGGAAGTCCTGCTATTATATTTGGTAGGAATGAAGAAGGTGAATTTATATTAACAGACAAGTCTGGCTTTGTAGCAGTAGGATATGACGGTAAGGCAAAATCACCTGAGGCATTAGCTAACATGTTTTTAAACCGCAGTGGCGGCAAGAATAGATCAAAACCAGGATATGTTGCATTTGCAAATAATATGAAAAATGTGTTTAACGCATACCGCGATTGTTTACCAGAGGACTTTGAAGGATACTTTAAAGGAGATTTGTTATACTTTAATACGCCTCCAGTAAATGAACAAAACTACTTTGAATTTAAACCAAACATTGTAACCTACGAAGTTAAAAAAGATTCAGAGTTAGGTACTGATATCCAAGCATCAACTACAGGAGTTGTTGTTCACCGCATCTTAAATGAAAAAGGAACAGAAGGACCAATATCAGTTGATTTAAATTCTTTCTTTCAAGGAGATGATGTTTTAGTATTTCCTCCGCAAACAGTAGAAAAAGCCCCAGTAATTAATAATGAATCAATTAGTCGCTTGAAGCAAACTATTTCTAAAAATTCAGTTGCACTAGATAAATTGTTAGATGAAACTACATTAGTAGGCTTAAAAATGAAAGATTTTCCAAAGATACTATATGCGTATACAAATTCAAAAGTTGATACAGGATTAGATAGTTTAGGTAGTGATTTTTTTGAATGGATAAGAAATAGTAAAGTTAGTGGTGTTAAACAAAAGAAAATTCTTGAACATGTTCAAAGTAATACAACAGGCTGGACAGGCTTGTGGGACATAGTTAGTTCAATAATGAGTGTTAAAGATGATATTATTAATCAATTTGACTCGCATGATGCAATCGTAAGATCGTCAATTGACGGGCAGTCTGGAGGCGAAGGATACGTACTTGCACACCCAGAAGGCGATATTAAACTAGTTCCTAGAGCAACGTTCTCTAAGGCTAATAGAGCAGTAAAAAGAGACTAAGTAATAAAAAGGAGAAATAAAATGGCGAAAACAGTAGCAGAAGAAATTAGGGAATTAGGGAATCGACTAGCACAGATTAATCCTGAAGTTGATCAACAAGCAACTGAAGAACGATATGGTGATGACGATTTTGGCATTGGTGACGTTGGAAGAGAGCTTGATGTTGATGACGAAGGTGACGGCAAAGGTTTTGAAAAAGAAAATATATTAATGCAATTAGCCAAGGTACTTGACAATACTAACCAAACAACAGTAACAACTGATGATGGAAAAACATTTAATGTTACTCCAGATCAAGCAAGAACATTACGTAAGTTTGGTACAACAAACAATGTAAAGACACCTATAAGACTAGCATTTACTAAAGATATTCAGCACAGTCACGGACTATCTGACTTTTTAGACCAGCCAACAGACCAGGCAATGCATGTTCTGTACGTGACAAAATATCTAGGATAACTTTTTAATGCAAGAAAAATACTCAGCAAGTGAATGGGCAATAATGGAAGGTGGTCATAGTATAGACACGCCTAAAGAAGATGCACCATTTTCGTTTATCAAAGACATTCATGAAGCAAGAATGTTGCGTGACGAGAAAAATGCAAAAGTATTAACATATACTGATTGCTGTGAGAGGCTGTACCTTTCTTTGCTTTGTTTAGAGTTAATGAGACACTATCCAAAGTATAACGCAATAGTTAAACAATATGCAAAAACTACTACTAATAAAAACAACTATAGTATGTTTCGTATGTTTAGTACAGATCTTCATAATTTTATCTATTATATAAATGGCGACGATGCTGCGATGGATAAATTAAAAGATCCAGAGTCTGCAAAAATTGTTAGAACTAAAACACATTTACCAACTAACGCACTTAATAGATACCTTAGCCAATTGTCACATGATACTGAACCAACAGGTGTTAGTAATCTTTTTCTTAAACTAGAAACAGACTTACAAATAAAGAATAGTGAATATAAAAGTATAAGACGACTTGTTACAAACATTCGATCAGTAAGTACTAACCAACAACAAACATTTACTACTAGATTATTATTTGCAGTAAGAGCTAAACTAAGATCAAGTGATTTAATTTCAGACTTTGAAAAATTTGTTAAAGATAAAAACTTAGAAACAAAAGGTGTTAAAGACAATGAACCAACAGTTAGTGTACCTGACTTTACTGGATATAGTTCTTCGTTAGTTCTTTATCAGTATCTTGTTGGATCTGGTAAACTTATGCAAGCCAAACGATTCCTAGATCTAGCATCAAAAGGGAATTCAATACCAGGAACACTAGTAAACGGATACATGCCAATTATTAAAATGGTAGATGATATAGTAGCTGCAGGCCCTAGTTATGTGCAAAACTTTAAAGTTTTGCATAAGAGAGCCAAAAAGCACATAAAATAACCCGTAACTCCCCTCTTTTCTTCCAATTGACTAAATACTAGTAACAATATACACTGAGCGTGTAATTGTCCATTTAGAGAACATATAGGAGAAATAAAATGGCATCAGTAACAAGAGTAAACGGCACAGGTTTCGACCATGGCGTACAATATAGCACAATGCAACTTATCGGCATTGAAATCGACGCAGGCGTAAATCTAACAGCAAAAGACGCAATTGACGGAGCAGTTGAATCAATTGCACGTGAATTTTCAGCAATGATTTATAAGTCTACTGGCACAGCTGGTAAGATCTTTGCAATCGTTGATGGACATGCAGTTACAGCAGCATCATTAACAGCTCGTCTACAAGCGATGGGAACTGTTGACGGAGTTGATCTTTCAGCACAAACTGTTGTAGTACGTGACTTAGACGCATTTAGTGCAGCTTAAAGTTATTAATTAACTTAATAGAAAGGGCTCACTTTTACAGTGGGCCTTTTTTTATGACTGTAAATACAGTATGATTGTTATTATAAAAACCTTAGTAGATATAACTGAAACTAATGCTCGCCGCGGCGATGATAAGTTTAAAATAAACCAACAAGCAAATTATATGACTACTATGCAAACTGTAGGATTACGAGTTAACCCTGTACCTAAATCAGTTATAAGCAGTGTAGAAAATATTAATAACTTAGGATTTGGTACAGCATTCAAAGGAGAACATCGTTATTGGATTTTTAAATTTAGTTTTGAAGCCGATAATGGATTAACTATGCAAACCTTAGAACATGATTATAATTTAGTACCTATAATATCAGGGTTAGAAGAAACAGTTAATTTTAAAGATCCAATCTTTAGAACAACAGATAAGAAAGAAACAAATATAATATTTGAATTTGAAGAATAAACACGTACATAATAACTAACATATGATATTATAAATACTATTGTTGAAAGTGTTCAACAAAATAGGCAATTTTATAATACCAAACAAGGCTAACTACGAGTTTACTTAACACCCTTTGAGCAAGGGCATAACGGAGAATATAAAATGGCCACCAGCCTAGAAAAGAAAAACCTCGAAGCACACGTAGATTTATGTGCTCAACGCTACGAAATATTAGAAGGCCGCCTTACTAAAATCGAAACTAAAGTTGAACACATACATAGTGACATGGTAGAAGGTCAAAAGTCAATGACAAAGGTTCTTATTGGAGCAACAGCTACTATTATTACAGGACTACTTTCAACTATTATGGTTGTAGTTATGAATTTACCTTCATAATCAAATAATCAAAAAATCCATCTATATTCTAAAACAATACTTGTACCGTTAAATTAGGTAAATAAGTATATGCTACTTAGAAACATTATATCAAACGAAGAAGACATTATTGAAGAAGGATTAGCTTGGGCTAAATCCGGAGGCAAAGTTGTACGCAAATACCGATGTGTAGGCGGGCAACGAAATGGCCGTATAGTAGCAAGCCCTGGGCAGTGCTATGCTAGAATAGACATAAAAAAACGTCAGAATTTAAAACGTACTAAAGCTAGGCTGGGTAAAAAAATAACTCGAAAAGCTCAACGGACTAAAAAAACTAATTCTACAAGTAAACGAGTAAAATCAATGAACAAGTCAGCAGGTAGGAAACGGTAATGGTAGTACGAGAGTTATTACAAGTATCTGAAAATATGGTTTGGACTCGAGGTGGCGGCCAACAGGTTAGGAAATATAGGTGTACAAGTGGAATAAGAAAAGGCCGCACAATGGCTTCGCCTGCATCATGTAATAAACCTCTTAATGTTGCAAAAAGTCAAACACTTAAAAAAACTAAGGCGGCAAAGGGTAATAATATTAAAGCAACTAGTTTTAGAACTAGAAAACAAAATCCTAGATCGATAAGATTGAAAACAATAAACAAGCCGACAAATAAAAGCCGTGGTGGAAGAATGTAATGAGAATCCGTGAGATAACAGAAAATATACCAGAAGCACCAGAAGACAACATCAATAAGAAGATAGTACAAAAAGCTCAAAGTATGATGAAGCCTAGGTATAGTAGCGAAATAGCGGCTATGGTTGAAGATGAGTTTGAAGCTATCAGAGACGCTGCACTTAAAAAGTTTAAAGAAGCAAATGGTACTATATCACTTTACACAGCTTATGTTTTAGTCATAGAAGATCAGTTTCCAGAAATACCATATCCTGGGGTAGTGTTTCAGTATATGACAGATCCTGTAGATCCTAATCATCAAAATCTTATACCACAGGAAGCTGAAGATGGTAGCTGGGCAGATAGGATTGAAAAAGAATATCAACAGAATCCTAACAGTGACGGGTTTGATCCTTTAATCAAAGGTAGATGGTTTGCTATCAAAGCAGATAGAGACAGTTACATGAATCAGGGAATGGAGCCAGAGGATGCATTAGATAAGGCAGCAGAGAGACATGGTGTAGATCCTGAAGAGTTAGAAAAATGGATAGAGGCTGGTAATGCATCTAAGTTCAAAGAAAACAGTCGTGGAGGAAGAATGTAATGAAAATCCGTGAGATAACAGAAACAGGCATGCCCCAAATACAAACTGTACAAGTTGCACAAGCAGTAATGCCAGATGGTAGTATAGCACCTATAGATACTGACATTGGTAAAAAAGATACTGGCACTGTTTTCCAAGACACAGACGGAAATTTAGGAATTGCAGAGCCAGGCAAGGCATTAGAACCAGGACAAACCGCCGCAGATAAAAACTTATTAAAAGATCCAAATAAATTAAAAATGACGATGGATAAACAAATAAAAGTTGCTGCAAAAAAACAAGCTGATCAAGCAAAGAATCCTACTGCACAACCACAAGCAACAGGAACAACTGGATCAGTTTAATGAAAATTAAAGATTTAATTAACAATACATATATTACAAACGAAGAAGCTACAGTTATGAAAAAAATTGATGATGCTAGTCCTTTAAAAGGATTCTCAGAAAGAGATCAATTCATAATGAATAGCTTGATACGCAAGAATCTAATAAGTAAGATTAGGAACGGTTCAACAGTAATGGTGGTAAAAAATGGAACAAGTAGTTAATAGGTCTCATGTTATTCAAGAATTACAGGAGCTGTTAAATAGAAATATTGCAGTAGAAGATTTTCCTTATAGAAAAGGAAACAGTATCCGTATAGGCAAATATGCTATTAGAAAAAAACAAAAAGAATTTATAATAATTGATTGTAAAACAAACAAGATTATTGACCAATGCTTTTCTCAAGCAGCAGCAATAGCAGTAACTAAAAAACTAGCGGCAGGTGTCGATGTTTCTTTAACTGAGATTAAAAGATTAGATCAAAACTTAATGAAGAACTATGTAGATTGTATCTTTTATTCACACACTATTGAAACTACTAAAGATGAATTTAAGCGTTCAGCAACACTTGACCGTTACGATATAGCAAAAAATAGAGTTGAAGATGCCACACATGCTCTAGAAAGCCATATCTTTAGATAAATAAATGTAACTAAGTAAAAGGTCATTAAGGAATGCTAAAATGAATTTAAAAGATATATCAAAACCAGTAACTGCACGGAGTTTAAACGAGACACTAGCCCGTCGGTTTGGTAAAAAGATCGATGTTGCTAATTTTACTAATGAGCAGTTAGAAGATGCACGTAATAGATTACGTACACAACTTTCTAATATTGAAACTACAGAGAGTTTTGATAAGGTACATACTAGTAACAACTATCAAAAGTCTAAGTTATTCTTAGATGTTATTAATGCTACTATTGACGAGCGTGGAACAGTTATTGAAGGTGAAGTACCGGCTGGACTAAAAGCATATCAAGACAAGAAAAAAGGCAAGAAGCCAGTAGATAAAAAAACTGCAAAAAGCTCCAACAAGAAGCCAGACGCTGACGGCGATGGCATTCCAGATTGGGCAGACAAGAAAGATAATAAGAAAAAAGTTAAAGAAGGCAAAGAAGACGAAGCAGAATTAGTTATGGCTTCCAAGGACATGGTAGATAGAGTTACTGGTTGGATGGAAGACACAGCAGAAATGCAAACAGAATCAATGCTAGAACTTGCTGATGCTATTAGAGATGAATTAGGCTTACAACAGTCAGACGCATTTGTTCAAACAGTTAAGCCAGCATTAGAAGCAATGTATGACGTTATGGAAACTACACGAGCTGCACTTACACAAGGTGTAGGATTGTTAACAGGTGAAGGCGGAGCATTACCAGATACTATGGGTGACGAAGCTCCACAAGATGCAGAAGTGCCAGTAGATACTGATGCAGACATGGAACCAACAGTTGATCAAGAAACTGATGAATTTGCAGCATCGTCTACAGCGGCTGGCGGCGAAGAAGAGGCTGGAAGAGCTAAACGAGAATCGGTTGAAAGATCAAGAAGAATTGGGCAGATTTTAACTGGTTCAAAAAAAAAATCATAGAGGCCAACCCAGGCCCTAGTAAACTCGTACAAGTACTAAGAACAGTAATAGGTGGCGCTGATGCAAGCGGCACTAATGTATTCTTACCATTTTCAAAAGTTGATAAAACAGTAAAAGCTGAATTAGAAACTTCTTACCCCGGCGCCAAACTACTAGACATTAACAAACTAATGCAAAATGTTGGCGGGGAACAGTTTGATTACGGAACCTTTAAAGCTGCATATGATACTGACCCTAGAGTAAAGACTATGGTAAAGAACTTTAGTGAAAAAGGTATTGAACTTAAAACTAAAAAAGCCGCTACTGATACTCCACAAGCAGATGGACAACCTGGTGACACTACAGTAGCACAAATGGCTAAAGCAGCAACTGATGTTGGTGCCGCTCTTTAAAATAAAACTTGACATGTTGGATCTTAGAGCGTATAATAAACGTAACGAGGAAACAATATGACAATACGATCAAACGAAGAAATAATTACACAGATTAAAGAGTTAATTGAAACGCAAGTAAAGCCAACGGTAGCTCAACACGGCGGAGTAATTGAATTTATTAGTTACGACGAAGGAACTCTTCTAGTTGAACTAGGCGGAGCATGCTCTGGCTGTGCTAGTAGTAGCATTACACTTAAACTAGGTGTAGAACAGATGGTTATGCATTACGTACCTGAAGTAACTAAACTCGAATCTCAAGATGATCAAAACTCTACAGTTAGTCCTTATTATTCTAACGATAGTGCATACCAAGCACGTTGGGAAGATTATGTAGATGACGGTGACGCTTAATGAGTTTAATAATAAAGAAGTACGATTATCAACCAATATCACGTAAACAAGTAGAAGGTAAACGCAAGTACATGACACCCGATGGCGGTGCTGTTGCTAGTGTTACAACTATACTTGATGCCACTAGTGACAAGTCTGGATTAGTTGCCTGGCGCAAACGAGTAGGCGAAGTTAAAGCACGTGAGATAACAACAGAAGCAGCAGGCGTGGGAACACGTATGCACAAATATCTTGAAGACTACGTTGACTTTGGCGAGCTACCTGTTCCTGGAAGCAATCCTTTTGCTAAGAAAGCACACAAGATGGCACAGGAAGTAGTTAAACATGCTATGGGCGATGTCGACGAGATATGGGGCAGTGAGGTTGCTCTTTATGTTCCGCAGATGTATGCTGGTACTACTGACTTAGTTGGACAGTACAAAGGCCAACCCTGTATTATGGACTTTAAGCAAACTAACAAGCCTAAGAAGCTAGAGTATGTACAAAACTACTTCCTACAGCTAGTAGCGTATGCCGAAGCACACAACGAAATACACGGCACTGACATACGTGAAGGACACATCTTTATGTGTAGTCGCGGTGATGACGGTATGGAACTAGGCGGAGAAACATATCAGCAATTTGATGTATGGCCACATGAATATAACGACTGGCGTACTGAATGGTACAACAGAGTCTATACTTATTACGAGAAACATAATGCTTGAACAAAAACTATATCACCATACACACAATGTAACAGGCAAGAAATATCTAGGCCAGACTACTAGAGATTTAAGTGTTTACAAAGGTTCGAGTGATGACTGGCTTGCTCACTTAGACGAGTATGGAGATGATTATAGTACTGAGATACTTTTTGAATCTAAGGATACGAAAAAGTTTCAAGAAGTTTGCAAACATTATAGTGACAAATTCAACATAGTACAAAGTCCTAATTATTTTAACAAAGTAGCAGAACACGGGGGTTCACTCGGCGGGCAGGCAAACCCTAACCACAAGACTGGAAAGTATACAGGACGTTTAGATAATCCTGAGCTATACAAACAATTAGATAATCAAAAACATGCCGACACTTGGGCAACTGTTAGAACACGAACACATCCTAGAATGAATTTTTCTTATCATAAAAGAGAAGGTCACAAGGCTGAAGCAGAATACTGGTGGAATATATGGTATAACATGGCTCCTAAGAAAAGTAATAACAAACAAGCTCTTTGGACAACTGATACATTTGAAATGTGGTACCACCGAGAAGGCAACGATACAGGCTTTAGGGCTAAATATGTATAATAACACAATAAGGAGAATTTAACGTGGCTGTTGTACAGATATCAAAAATACAAATTCGCAGAGGACAAAAAAACGTAGGCTCCGGTCTCCCGCAACTTTCATCAGGCGAATTAGGTTGGGCAATAGATGCTCAGGAATTATATGTTGGAAATGGTGCAGTATCAGAAGGTGCTCCAGCAGTTGGTAATACTAAAGTGTTAACAGAGCATGACAATCTGTTTACATTAATTGACACTTATGCATATCGTACAAACGATCCATATGTAGTTACTGGTGATTCTTCTACTACCCCAGTTAAACGTA